ATGCTCAATGGACGTAGATACTTAGACTGTATGGATAATTAGAATGGCATTACACGTTTTAATTATAAAGCTTTTGACTTACAGCTAGTGGCAAGGCTACGACCTGAGGATAGACCTGATGCCTCAACTTTTAACATGTCAACGAAAAGGAGAAACGACATGAATTTCGCACAAATCACAGTATCTGGTAACATTGGTTCTGACCCTGAGATTCGTGAGGTAGGTAACACAAAAGTTGCTAACCTCTCAGTTGCAGTCAATGAGAACTACACCAACAAAGCAGGAGAGAAAGTGGAAAAGACCCACTGGTATCGCCTTGAAGCTTGGGATGGTTCAAACGGTAAAGGACTTGTATCCAATGTGATTGAACCTTATGCCAAGAAAGGTACTACCGTCTTTGCTCAAGGTTTTCCAATCATTGAAGAGTACGAAAAAGATGGACAGAAACATCGTTCATTCAAAATTAAACTTGCTGGTTCAGGTTCTACATTTCGACTAGCAGGAAAATCTGAGGGAGGTGAATCACCTAAAACTTCATCTTCTGCAGATGATACAATGGACGATATACCGTTCTAATAACATAAAGAAAGGGAGGTAGACTATCTTCCTCCTTTTCACATTATTGTGGAGGTTTCACAAGTGACAACAGAAGAGTTTAAGGATGAATTAGAACGCCTCTGGAACAATCTTATATATTTTGACGGCACTATAAATAACAATGGAATAAGAATTAAAAAACAAAACAAAAGAAAAAATGTTCCTAGCCAGTTAATGATTAACAAAAAACAACTAAGAAAAAATAATATTAACAAAAGTAGATATGCAGACAAAAATATGGGGAGATATAAATGATAGAAATATACATTATATCAATGCTTTATTTTATGCTTCTAATGATTTTGATTATATGGAGGAGCTAATGGAAAAATCATATACAATAGAATTTTATCATACATATGTAGTTACTGTCGGAGCCTCTAACGAAGAAAATGCCGCTGATATAGCAGAGGCTTATATATCAGAAGACCCTTCTACTTACCTAACATCAATCGATTATCAAATCAAAGAGTATGGATGATGATAAATTACATTCGCAAACTAAGTTTTATAAACAACAAAACCAGATGGATTGGATGGTTTGTAACTGTCCATCTTTTTCTATCAGCAACAATACTTCTAATGCTGATAAGTTTAGGCATCAACCCAACTTTACTTGTGTCAGTTATTGGCGCACCACTATGGATTGGCGTTGCTTTTGCCTCAAAATACATGACAGACAAAATTATGGAGGATTAAATGTCTTATTATAGGTCAAGCGTATCTATGAAACCAGCAAAAGTAGAATTAGATATGGAAGACGATGGATGCATCGTTCTTAGATTATACCGCTCTAAGAAAAGAATGATGGCAACTCATGAAATATACTTTCATGTTGACCAATCAAATTACGATTTCTTTAATGGTTTAGATTTCGGTGACAAATATATTTTAATGGAGGATAAGGAAGACTAATGCAAAACCAAATACCACTCAAAGAACTAAAGCACTCACCAGACAATGTGCGTAAGGTTAAAGCCTCAGATACATCTCTGGTCAATCTTTGTGCTTCAATCAAATCTAAAGGTCTTTTACACAACTTAGTTGTTGTTAAGAATGGCAAAGGATTCAATGTGATTGATGGCAACAGGAGATTGGATGCCTTAAACAAAATATACAAAGACAAAGCAACCCCTATTAATTGCATAGTCCTAGAACATGATGACAAGGAAGTTGGTCTACATGCTAATATGATGCGTGAAGATATGCATCCACTTGATGAATCAGATGTAATACAAGCTCTTGTAGCTGACGGTTCAGAAGATTACTCATCAGTTGCTTCTAGATTTGGTCAAACTGAAACATGGGTTAAGCAGCGCATATCATTATCAGAGTTATCTGATCTTGCTAAAGAAAAGTTCAGAAACTATGAGTTTAATCTTGGCGTTGCCAAAGCGCTTACTCTAGGCACTCATGAAAAACAAGATAACTATCTAGAGCATTATGATGAATATTATTCAGACCAAGCAAAAAGACACATGTTATCATCTAAAATACACATACATTGCGCTTTGTTTGATATAAATGCCTCAAACTCAGAAGAACTTGCTATTGAATCTGACCTATTTAGTGAAGACCAATACATAACTAACTTCAATGCATTTGAAAGATTACAGCTATCAGAGATAGAAAAACAAAAACAAGGCTTTTATGATGAAGGTTATCATATGGTTTATGTTCTTATGGATTCATATATATTTGAACATCCAGAAACAAAAACACTCCAAAGAGTGCATGATGAAGAATCAAGAAATATATCAGATATGATTATGGTTATAACCTATGATACTTCTAGATTTTTAATAAATTACAACAAAATGATTGTACAAGAATCACAAGAAGTACAAGAAGCATTGGAAGAAGCCAACAAAGGTGAAGATGAAGTAGAACTAACTCCTGTTATTATGAGCAAACCTCAAAAAGATATATTAAATGGATATTATGCTGAAAATGTAAAACACAGTCTTATGGATGAAAAACATTTGAAGCTTATGATGTCTCTTTTATGTCATAGAAAACTAGGTTATGGGGCATATGAAAATACTAACAGAGTTGGTAGTATATACGCAGATAATCAAAACAATTTTCCATCAGGAGATGAACCAGATGACAACCCTACTCCTATTTATCAACAAATTATTATCAAGCATCGTGATAATGCTATTGAAGCTTTCAACAATGATGGCACGCCTCCTTTACATTACTGCCTTAATCTCGACACTCAAGCACTCAATAGACTATTTATTGCATGTTGTATCACGGGCATTTCGAGATTTGATTTACAAGATGAAAATCTTAAAAAAGCAATCGGTGACAGTGCAAATCCAACATTATGGTTCAAGCCAGACTCAAGATGGCTCAACAAATACAAAATCAAACAAATCGGACAGTTAGAAGAGTATTTATTTGGTGCGGTATCAGAAATCAAAACCAAAAGCAAAAGACTTGATAATATTGTTGCTCATCTCAAAGAGCATCCCACATTTGATCCTTATGGTTCTTGGCCTCAGTAGAGTAGTTTATACCCCAATAAGCTATCATTGCTGATTCAGCTACACCATCTTCGCATTTGAGCCTCCAAGATTCTTTTGCCATTGGCATAAGTTCGGAGGCTCTTTGCCTTGCCTGATTTTTATCAGCAGACACTTGTAAATCTGATTTCCATTTACGAGGAGACACTTCTAAGTAAGAATATCCTTGTGATGCAAATGTTCCTATGTATAAACCATAATTAAACCCCGTTTTAAACGTGCTAGAGACACCTTGATTAGGCATTGCCTGTTGTTTTTCAATAAATATTACAGAAGGCTTGTATGCCTCTATTCTGTTGATTATTTTAGCAAGGTCTAAAAAGGTTTTTTTCTTTTTACCAATATTAAAACTGCATATTGGAACACGTTCTGCAATAACAGAGTTATTATCTTGGATAAAAGAAATTCCGCCTGTAATTCCAGGGTCAATTCCGCATATTATCATTTTGCATCTCCAGTTTAATTTTACAATTCAAAGCCTCAGCCCAACAATACGCATTAAACAATGTTGGCTTTCTATTACCGCTTTCCCACTTAGCTACAAGTCCGGGTGCTACACCAATCATTTGGTCAACAGCAGGTTGTGTAAGACCTAAACTATATCTACGTCTTTGAAATTGCTTAATTAAATCTGAAGTAAAATGTTTTTCACTCATCATTTAAACCCTTCACATAAGCCAACTATATGGTAATGTGAATTGCAATGCAAGGAGGAGACAATGGCATTGACTAAAAAACACTTTGAGTGGCTTGCTAAAGAAATATCGCCACTAGTTTCAAACAAAGAATTATTCATTGTAAAAGTAAAGGAGATAAGCAGAAATACTAACTTCAATATATATAAATTTCGTGATGCTGTTGAATCAGCTTACATAGATAATCAATCCGAACAATGCGGGCCTGACTTATATAAGCTTGCCGATTACAAGGAAAAATAAAATGGAAGAACAATGTAAAGAAAACTGCGGATATGCAGAGGTAAAAAATGGTGAATGCGAATGTTACAATCGTAAATCTGATGAACAAGAGGAGCAATCACCATGCTAACACAAGCACAACTAAAGGAACGAGCCACCTATATTGGCTCATCAGATGCAAAAGTTATTGCTTCTGGAGATATTGCCCAGTGGATTACACTTGCAGAACAAAAAACTGGTGAAAAAGTATGGAAACCCAACAAGCAAACACAGCTATTGCTTGATGCTGGTAATCATCTTGAGCCATTTATCATTGACCAATGGGCTGAATCAAACAAACGACAAGTCAACTTTCGTGGTGGTGGTAAAACGACACTCATTAATGATATACCTATGCACTCTACATTTGATGGTCGTGTTGTAGGTGATAATGCGCCCCTTGAAATCAAAGCTCATTTTGGCTTCAAAGACATCGATGAGCTTGCTGATTACTACTCAGCTCAATGTCAGCATCATATGATAGTTTCTGGTGCAGACAGATGCTATTTCGTGGCAATGTTTGGTGTGCGCTGCAGAATAGAGTGGCGTATGCTTAATAAAGATGAGTCATGGTGTAGAAACTACATAGAACAATGCAAAATATTTTGGAACTTTTATGAAAATGGAAACATGGGAGGTATGGAAAATTCTGCTCCATTACAACCAGTAGACCATTCAGACATGTATGTTATGGATGTTCGTGACCATCCGTTTTGGAAAGACAGTTCAGAAGCTGATCTTAGAATGGACGCTTCTCTTATCATAGAAGCCAAACAAACAGTAAAGGTTGCTGAAGATGCAAAAAATTCTTTCAAATCTTGGATACCCCCAAAGTGCAGAAGAATGGATTTTGACATTGGTGGTAACTTTGAAGGACACAAAATTCGTGTAACACGTTCACGTTCTGGAACTCTTACATGTACACACATACCACCGAAGGAGACAGAAGATGACTTATAGGGTATCAACAATAATAAATCCAAAGCTTAGATCAATATCAACTGTTAGACATATAACATCTGAAGATGGTTATTCATGGATTAACAGACTTATAGGCTCAAGTATCTTTACATTTGTTCGTCTCTATGAAAATGGAGATGGAGTTTATTTGGATGATGAAGGGCTATTTGCCGAAAATCAACATTTCTGGATACATAAAAACTATCCAACGCCTCTTGCAGGAATAGGTGTTTTTATTGGAATAGATAACAGAGGAGATATATGCCCACCAAATATTTCAAATAAAGAATTTT